TTTGGTTGAAGTTGAAGACGAGCCTGGCGAGCGTGGGGTTGTCGGTGTCGATCGCGGCCAAGGCTTCATCAGGGTCCGAGGGCAGCAGATCCTTTTTGGCTGCCTTCTTAGCTTTGGCCATTTATGCAGTCTTTATTCGCATAGTTATGCATCATGCGCGGGCAAATAGATGGTTATAGTCTGAAGTATGCGCATAACGTTCCACGAGGAACCCATGCACTGCGTCATGCGGTTTTCCAAGCCGATGTGTCGTGCTCTTCGAAGAGCTTCGAGTAGCTGTCCCTGGGTTGCTTCGTGCTGTCCGTGGTTGCAATGACCGCCGGATGCGCTTGATCGATGGCGCGTGCCATCAATCCGGCCATGTCCACTGGGTCATCTACACGGCCAGCAGGGAAGTTCAGCAAGCAGCGCTTGAGCCTATGCCCGTACTCAGAATCGATGATCTTGACCTTGCCCATGCACGCCATCGCCTGCAGTGGGCGGGCCATGGTGGGCTTGTCCGCAATCGTGGGCAGCCATTCGAGACGGCAGAACGCTTTGCGCTCACGCATGCGGCGAATGAGAAACGGCTCAATCGAGCGCCTGATCGGGCCGCCCTCACCGAAGAAGCAGAACGGCTTGTGGCGCTGGAACTGATCAATCAGGCTCTCGATCCACTTGTCTGCGCTGGTCTGTCCGTACCAGCCCTCCACCCCAAGGTAGAGCGTGCCGTCCGGGGAATAGCCATGCGTCCCGATGTCGGTCCAATCGCCGCCATCCTCAGTGACCGCGAAGTCCCCTGTCGTGTACTTATGAACGGTGACCGGGGCTTTATCCACCAACGGCAGCGTATCGGCCTTAAAGAACGTGCCCTCTTCGGGCATCGGGTTCTGCTGGTACAGCGCCGACCAGTGCAATGGTGCGGTATTGGCGCGGATCCGCTCTAAAGCGGCGATGTCATACCGTTCAGGCCAGGCCGCCTGTCCCTCCTTGATCGCTGGGAGCAGGACAATCTCCCATTTATCTCCACCGGCCTTCTGACGCTCTATGAGCCGGCCTGCGAGGTCATCCTCATGCATCCGGTGCTGGATGAGGACAATGGCCCCCTTGGGCCGTACGCGGTTGTAGGCCGTTCCTACGTACCAGTCCCAGACCCGATCACGGGCGTTCTCGCTCTGGGCATCCGCCATCGTGGCAAAAGGGTCATCGATGATGAGGCGCGTAGCGCCGCGGCCCATGAGGGCGCCACCAATACCTACGGCGTAGTAGCTGCCACCTTCCTGCGTCTTCCAATGACCCGCTGCCTGGCTATCTTCGGCCAGAGTGGTCCCAAATAACGCACGGTACTCGCGTGTTGCGAGCAGATTTCGCACATCTCGCCCGAATTCCTCTGCCAAGGTGCTGGTGGCAGAGGCCGAGATAATGTCATGGCGCGGATCGCGTCCCAGTGTGAAGGCGGGATAGCGTCGCGAGGCGATATGGCTCTTGCCATGCTGTGGAGGCAGCAAGAGCATAAGGCGATCGATTTCTCCACGCTCGACCCGGTCGAATTGCTCGCAGATCGTTCGATGCAGTCCGCTAGCTGTCCAGCGATCGCTCGTGAACTCAGTGAACGCCTGAAGGTGAGTCTGGGCCAGCAGCCTCTGGCGCCTCTCCACCAGTAAGTTCAGCAATTCGCTTGTCGAGCTCGGCGAGGGTGAGTTCTCTAGCATGCTTGTGCGTAACCGATCCGGAGTGCTCGACCGCCTTCACATCCCGCCATTCAGCGGGCCGGCGGTTCTTCAGCCAGAAGATCGCAGCCACCGTATCGGGCGGGTAGTGCTCAACGATGGGCGTGAGAGTGACCATTCCCTGGAAGTTACTGACATGCACCGAATCGTGTGAATAGCCCAATGCGCGTCGATAAAGCGAGTTCACGACGCGATCGTCTGCGATCTCCTTGGCCATCTTTAGGGCCTCCGAGAATTCCGGATGCTCCAATTTCCACAGGTTGAGCGTCGATTCAGAAACATGAAAGAATTCAGCGAGTTCCCTGTCCGTTGCTCCTTGTGTGCATAGGGCAATCGCTTTCTCGATGAACTCCGGTTTGTATTTGCTCGGCCGAGCCATCACACACCCTGCAGATTGACTAGGTCGTACGCTTGCACCCCTGTGAACGCACCTTCAGGTGGATCTGCATTGGCCTTGAAGGTCACAACCTTGCGCTCTACGACGTTGCTGCGATTGATAATGGTGTTCAGGGTGGCATCGATTTGAACTTCGACCACAGCGGCAGGGGTCAAGGTGGTCCAGTCAAGGATAGCGGTCTGGGTGGTCTCGCAGTCCACACGGTATTGCAGGGAGCTGGCAATCTGCGGATCCTCGTTCTTGTCGTAGAACTTCGCCTTCACGAAACAGCGTGAGCCCTCATTGAGCGTGGGAACCATCTAGCCTCTCCGGAAGAACGTACGGATCTCATCGCTACTGAAGCTCAAGCGCATCTGGGTAGCCAAGGTCGGGATGGCGAATTGGGCCGTTCCCGTCAGATCCAGCGTGAGATCACAGATTGCACCCGCGATACTGACCGACTGACCCGCAAGACTCAGGGTAAGCGGAATACTGGCAGTGGGTGTCAGCGTTCCGCCACTAAGCGTGGGGGTCCCAGTGAGCCCGCACAGAATCGCCTGCGTGGCGCTGGGTAGCACCTGCAAGGATCCGGTCAATCCGCAGGTAATACCGGCGGAGGCGTTGCCTTGGAGCGTCCCACCGACCGTGCCTGAGAGCCCCATGAGAAGCGCGAGCGTCGGAGTGGCGGTGAATCCACCCACGCCACTCAAATCAGCATGGGTATCGAGCGTGGCGCTGTTACTGACGAAGCCTGCTGAAATCCCGCTTAAGCCGAAATGCACATCCGGCGTGACGAAGATATTGAGCTCGACCGACTCCGGCGGCGTGAGCCCCGCATGCAGATCCAGGGTGGCGGATGTACCGGCAACCCCCGACAGTCCCAGCGTGATCCCGAGACTGGCCGCTGCCGCCCCACTGACGACCGATTTGAGCAGCAGCAGCATCAGAGGTTCGTCGGGCTAATGTCGTGGGAACCACAGGCGTTGCAAACATATTTCGCGCCTTTGCCGTGCGGACCGTGCCGTAACTGCAAATTCTCCAACCGATTATCACCGACGTCGCCGTTGATGTGATGGACGGTTTCGCGACGTTCCAATACACGCCCCAATGATCGGGCCATCACGAGGCGGTGCTCTAAAACATAGCCTATATGGTTGCGCATAGATGCCATCGGATCGTCCGCATCAACAAGTACGCTCATATAGCCCTGAGAATTCTTGATTCGGCCGCCCTTCCAACTTCCATGACGCTCGCGCGCATTTTTCTTCGCGAAAATACCTTCCCGGCGAAATATTCTCGAAATCGTGCTCGGAGCGAGTCCCATTAAACCAGCGATTTGCGCGTAGTTATAGCCGGCCTCATAAAGTTCCATCAGCCTCGCTCGATGCTCCCCTGTCAATTCAATTTGCGAATTGCCACGTGGCCGCCGCTCAATACCGGCCTTCCGCAAGGCCGCGATGACAGCGAAATTGCCAGCGCCATACTTCTTGCCAATCTCAGTCGGTGTCATGCCGGAATCGTAAAGACGTTTCACTTCGCTAATATCGGGCAATTTGCGAAGGCGTTCCTTACGGAAGATCTCCAAACCAACTCGTTCAATGCCACGCCGCGCGAGTTCTTTATAGAGCGTGGCGACAACCAATCCGTATTTCTTGGCGGATTTAACGCATGACTTCGATGTCTCGTAGTCCGCAACCGCTTTATCGAGCAACTCAATCGGAATAGTGCGTGGACGACCCATAAATGACCCCGTTTGCTGTGCTAACGGAATCATTATACACTTAACTTCGTGTTAGTATACACTCAATCGACTGTCTCCGCTAAGGCTCCACTGTTGAACTGGAACGTGTTCGAGGTATTGACCGTCACATCCGAGGATAGCTGCGCGTAGGTCAATACGTTGCCGGCCGTATTCGTATCCATGACTGCCACGTACCGAATCGTGCCCCACCCCGCCGTAGCAGTGGGGAACGTGGTTGTGGTCGCCGATCCATCACCATCGGTTGGCGCACCAAAGGTCAAGGCGACTCGAGCATAAGAGCCGCCGGTCACCTCATTGGTGAGCGTGCCGGCTTTCAACTCGGCCAGGGAGGCGGTCGAGGTGAAGAGTGCCGCATAGACCGTCGTGGGACTGGTGTAGGCCGTATTGCGATAGACGTGATTCGCGATCTTGTTCGCGAGGTAAGTCGATGCGGGCATGGAGGGCTCCGTCAGATCAGCAAGTAGGTGAGATGCCCCCGGACGCCCACAGCAGCCCCGAGGTTGAGATTGAGCGCGGTATTGGCAGCGGTTTCGAACCAGCCGGCCGGATTGAAAGGCGCGACAACGCCGCCATTGGCGGCCAATGACATGGGGCCTGTCACATCCGTACTGCCGTTCTGAAACTTCGCCGTGACAGCCGCATCTGCCACCAGTACATACGCGGTAACGCGAATCTTGTGAGTCGCATCGGCTGCCACAATGGCCGTCTGGCCGCTGGCGCTGTCGGAGATACTGGCGAATTTCGGCGTGACGATCGTTCCCACGTTGGACATCTGTGAGGATTCAATCGTCGCCTGCACCGGCAGCGGCTGCGCAACCTGCGTATCGGTTCCCGTGCCATCCGCACCCCATACAGGTTTGACCCGCTGAACATGGCCGGCGGCACCGAGATCATCAGTGTTGACTGTAGTGCCGGAACCGGCCGTAATTTGAATCCCATCACCCACAACGATGCTCCTAAGTACCGACGCCTAACAGTGAACGGGATGGAACAACAGCCGCGGCGCCTTCGGTAAAAGTAATAATGTTGCCGTAGCAGGAAATGGCACTGCTCATGTTCTGACTGACATTACCGGTTGCAGCCGCCGTAGACTGAATCAAATACGCCGCAGAAAAGGCTATTTTCAAGCCTGTGGTGGTAGCTGTGTTGCGCCACTGCGCAATGGCACTGGGTTTCGTCCACCCAGCCGTCAAGGAGCTGAAGGTCACGGCATTTCCCGCCAACCACCAGGCCAACGTAACTGTGGAAGCCGCAGCCGGAGTTTGCCCCGTCACCGTGATGGTGAAGGGACTGGCCGGCGAACCATTCGCAGTGTCTGATTCCGCCTGATCAATGGACCAATTAGGAACGCTCAACGAGGAGCGAAAGACAATCAATACGCCGCTTAAGCCGCCGCTATTGGTCTGCCCGTCATTGTTGACGGCTGGATTCTGCGTCCAAGTCCCGTTGAACACCGACCAGAACATCTGGTTAGCATGATTCGCGGTATTGAAGGTTCCTGCAGTCCAAGTCTGTCCATCGCCTGCGCGCATGGACAGCAGATGATTCGATCCCGTGCTCGAGATACTCTCACCGGCCAACATAATCGCCAGGTCATTCGCCAACATTGAAGCCGGCGGCGTCACCACGGCCGGATGGGCGGTGGACTCGTAGGAACTGTTGTCTGCAGGCGTCGAAGCGGCGCCGAAGAATGATATCGTCACTTACCCAACCAACCCAGCGCAACGGTTACGATCACTGGATTCTGTGATTGCCACAGGTACTTGTAGAGCGAATCTTGCCGCACTCCGATTGCTGTCGAGGAGCCTGCGAATCCTGACTGCGGCACCATGAAATGAGCTCGAGGAATTTTGTACAGTTGATACGTGTTGGCGAGCACAGTCCCGCCAGCAACGTACGAGGAGAGCTTAACTTCTGTTCCGCTCAAATTGCCTGCAGGCGCACCCCCGGGCTGCATTTTAAGATCACCCACCACCTCGCCATGCATCAGAATGAGCGCGGTCGCACTGCTCACTTGCATCAACACATACATGTAATCCGTATCACCCACCTGTTGGTTGTAGGTTGGGTAATTGCATCCCGTGGTCAGCAGCAAATAACCACTTGTAGCAGACGACATATCGATTCTGAGGACGAATCCATACGTCGCATCGGCAACCGCGTAGTTAATCCCGTAGCCGCTCGACAGATCTCCGCCCCACTTATATCCGCCACCTGCGCTACCGCTACCACCCGTTGGAGTGCCAACAGACCTACCCCCACTCAGTCCGTTGAAGAAATACTGCTTGGCCCCCGTGACCCAGGGACTGACATTCCCCTGCGTATCCACTGCCCTGATGCGATGGGAATACACCGTCGCCGGCAGATATTGCCCTGCCGTCGGCCCGTACGTACTGCCGACACTGTTAGGACAGCTCAAATCCTTGAAACGCGTGCCCTGCGCATCCGCGGCAGCGGTACTGATGGAGGCACCACCCGTGGGCGTAGTCCATGTGAAACCATTGTCCGTCGAGTGCTGTACCTCGTAATGGGCAATCGGAAACGCACCGGCCACCGCATTGGGCCAACCCAAGTAAATGGAGCCTTCGTTCGGTACGTTGTAGGACGGATCGGCTCCGTTAGTACGGAAGGTCGAGGCTCCTTGCGCGGTCTGGCCCTGCAGCGTGACGAAGAAATCAGCCGGTGGCTGGGGACCCCCGTCGTACTGAAACCCATCGTTCGGCGCCGTCGCTCGAGTGGCCGGTAGCGTACCGTTCTGGATGTTGGTCTGAATACCACTCCAGGAGTTGACATCCGTCCAGATCATGATCTGCGGATTCACCGTATTCTGCGCAAGCGTAAAGATGTTCTCCGGGGTCGAGGCGTTGATATTCTGGAACAGCGCCTCGATCTGCGACCGAAACATCAGCGCGGCGCGATAGTCGATGCCGCCGGTGTTGCCCTGATAGACCTCGTTCACGGTCGGATCTTTGCCCGCCGTGCTCGTAGGCCCCGGGCCTGCCGGATCCGGACCCCCAACACTAATTCCGCCCAAGCTCTTGAAGTAGGTCAGTAGATCCTGGATCTGCAAAGCGGTGTTTGCAAAGTCCACCGCATTCACGTAATCCACCATGACGTGGATCAGCGTGTAGGGCAATGCCGCCCGGGTCGCAGCCGCTACCGCCTTCAGATTCTTGTAGTACTGCGAATACTGCGAACTCGAAAGCCCACCCAAGAGCAGGACTGACTCACCGCCGATCTGCACTTGCGCAAGGCTGGTGTTGTCCTTGTACCGCGCCCCGAAGGCCTGCCAGAACGGGATCCAGGCGTTGTTGGTGTAGTTCAGATCCCACACCTTAGCCAACGAGCAGCCATGGCTATCCGCGGCCGCGCAATAGCCGGCCGTGATCCACCAGGGGGGAAAGGTATTGGGCGCTATCGAGCCGTTGGTCGTCGTGAAATTGCGATCGGCCAGCTGGAAGATGAACTGCTTACCCTTAGCAGCACAGTTCGCCAGAATGGTATCAACCTGCGTCCAGACGTAGTTCGGCCCACTTGTACCGTTGTCGAAGTACTGCGCATACCCCGACATGCACACGCCGGTCACTTTGGACTGCAGCGCATTCAGCACTGTAGTGACCGAGCTCACCGCCGCTGCATCGAAGTGATAGCTGTTATTGCGGTAGTAGTGCCCGACCGCATTCGCGAATCGGAAAACGTTGCCTTGAGGAACACATCCGACCGGGACTGAGCTGTTGCCGGTCTGGTACTGGTCGAACGCTTCCACCCGATAGAACTGCGTACCCGAGAGGGTGTCCGGCAGGCTCGTGGCCGTCGTGGTGGCGATGAGCGTCGATTGCGATCCGGCCGTAGTGCCTTTGTAGACCCGATAGCCGGCGATCACCGATTGACCCGTAGGCACGGGTGGGGTCCAGCTCAATGTGGCCGTGGAACCGCTCACCGAGGCTTGCAGACTGGGGGCGGCGAGCACGGAGGTAAGCGTGCGCACCGCGGTCAGTTGCATGTCTGAGATCGCCTTAGGAAGCTTGGCGGCCATCTACGTGAGCGGGCCGTTGGGAAGGGTGCAATCAGGTTTTGGGGCCTGCCCAAACCACCATTGGAAATGGCGATTCAGGCAACGCCAAAATCCATGATGGTGCTCGGGACCTTGGGAGCGATGGTGAACGCGACCTCATTACCCCATTTCGAGGTCGCACTCCCGGCAGCAGCCGAGGTCACTGATCGCGCTGCGGCGAACCAATTACCGACCGCAAGATTCGTGGGCAGCGATCCAGTCTGCTTGCCGGCGGTCTCCGTGAGATTCACGTCATCCGCAATGATGGTGTACGTGCCCGAAACCTGCCCGAAGCCGTACTGGTATTTGGTGATGGTGCCCGCGGGAATGGCCGTGCCATCCTCGAACGTGGCGGGCGCGGTAAAGCTCGCCGTAACCGGGTTGGTCACAGACATTTTCAGGCTCCAGAAATGCAAAAGCCCCACGCGGACGATGGGGCTCGGGATGGGAAGGTCTAGTCTGCGGCGAATTTACATACTAACCCGCAAATTAGTCAAGTTTTAGATGGGGCTTGTCGGTCGAACTTGCCCAAATAAATCCTCATGATCCGATGTTCATGTGCGCAATGGCTTGCATCAGCTCATCTAGGGCTGCTTTCGCACTGCATGAAGCGTCATAACTGTCCATGTGATTCCTGTCTAGAATATATACTAGGCAATTCGCTACGTTCGGGATTGCTCTTACAACACAGCCCAAAACCGGATCTAGTTTATCCGACTCCGACTTCGTTACTTGACGCTCTGCTGTCATATCCTTACCTGCAGCAACTTCAACAATCCCCGATGCTTGCTCTCCTCGAATCTCCACCGCGTGAAGTTCAGGCAGACCTTCAAGCCGTTCTCCAATGATCGCGCGGACATGTTCAGTTTACGCGCAATCACCTCCGTCGGCTGCGGCGTTCGATACCACGCCACAATCACCTGATTCGTGCGCTTGGGCAGCCGCAGAATGATCTGATCCACCACGGTCGCGGTATCGTCATCCAGCGGCGGGGGCTTACTGGTGCGCGGATTATCGTCCCACGCCTCAGACGGTAAGCCAGTGCCGATGGACACATCCCAACGTTGCAGGATGCGATCCACCGGCAGCAGCTCCTTCGGGAGTACGCCGCCGGCGCCGTCCTCGGCTTCCCCTCGGAGAACCCGCAAGACACTCCCGACGTACATTTACGGCGTTACCGGAGCATCGGGAACCTTGTCGTCCACCGCCTTGACCTTCGCGGTGATGGAATTCACGGACGTCTGCAATGCCGCCAGCGCTGCATCCACCTCCGGTGTCGTCGCCCCGCCGGCGGAAATGATCGCCGTGAGATTGTTGATTGCAGCGTTGAGGGTATCCACCTCCGTGCCCACCTTGTCCACTTCGGTTGCAATCGCGGTGAGTGCGTCGTTCGCAGTCTTGAGGGCTGCGGCCAATTCGGCTTGTGTTGCCATGACTTTCTCCAGTTTGGATAGAATCAGTTTGAGTAACGGGTTGTCTTGGTTGTGCGCGTTCAGTATGTGCACAACTTCGCTCTGGTCAATCTCGATTTTCATGCGATTCCCCCGCACACGCAAGACAGACTTGCGAGTCATACTCCCCAGCTTCATGCAACGGCCGGTCGCAATGCAGACAGCGCACTTTTGACAGCCAGCGAAGCACCAAACAAACCAACATAACAATCCCTGCTACGATAAGAGCAAATTTCATGCGGATCTCCGTGCGCCGAAGGTTCTTAAAACGTCATCGGCAGTGCGCCATGTCCACACTGTTGCGCCGTGCGCCTTGCAGCGCGCGAGAAATAAAATCTGGGCATCAGTGTATTTGTTATTGCCGTTCTTAATCTCAACCGGATACCAGTGCTCACGCCAGCAAATCCACCCATCCAAAGGGCCGGTCTGAACCCACAATGCGCCAAGTTGCTCTGCAACAGCAACGAGTTCGCTCTCGTTATCGTCACGGCGAGCTGCTCTTCTCACGTCGGCCCCTTCTCCCGCTCTGCACACAGCTGGCGGAAATGCGCAATCCCCGCCTTCAGGTAACAATACTGTGGATCCGCGGGGTCCGGGCCGTTCAACCGATCGAGCCAGCGGTTCCACAGCTTGTGCGTGAAGGGTGTACGCATACCTGCGCGGATCTTCGATCTCATACCTTCGCCTTGCGCTCAGCGCGCAATTCCTCCTGCCTCTGCGGCGTCAGATGTGCGATCGATCGGAGAAACTCCTGCCACTCTCGTTGTTGCTTGCTCATGTTGACCCCCGTCAGATTTATAACTCTTCCGCGTATACCAACTTGAACGCCTCACGCCAGTTGACTGGCTTTTTATCCTTCGCCCCGATAATTACGCATTCCAAGTACTGTTGTTTAATCGCAGTCCGTACTGCTTCGCGACGCTTCGCGGTGTCGGTGATACCATCGAAAAGATCCAAACCGCACTGTTGCATAAAGCGTTTGGCAAGCCATATCTCACTATCCAACCGGCGCAACCCAGGATCTGATCCCTTCTCCTTCGGAGACTGCCCTGCGGCCCGAGCTTTGAGGGTTTCCATCATTTCCCCGTGATTGCGAATCTTGGGCTCGCGGTCGAAGTAGCCCTTGGGTTGCACGCTCATTTAATTGGCTCGTTTCTTGCTTAACCATCTGGTAAAGTACGTTCTGTGGACAATCCTGTGGAAAACCTACTCAAACTGCTCTGCAGCTTCCCGGAGGCGTTTCTTGAAACGCAGGTGCCGTGCTGCCTTCGTGGTCACTGGCTAGCGGCTCTGGAGTCTCAGCGAGCTGCCTGAGCTTCTCGCGCACGCGCTGACCGATCGCCGTGCATTCAAATTCACAGGTTGGGCACCAATTACGATCCGAGAGATTGCGAGCAAGGTGATTGCAGGCCTCGCACACCCGATAGGCAAATGGGCTGCCGTGTTTGAGCAATAAAATCTCCTCAGTCATCGCGAATTGACCTCAAATGCTCTCGTTGCCACCGCGCTAACTTCCCCTCACCCCGGAATTTCGCCGGTGGCGACCGCCCTACTTTTGAGGGTCTTTCGATCTTCGACTTGGATTCCGGCGGTGGCTTCCACGCCCAACCCAGATCAGCGCTTCGAGTCACTTTCAGCCCTCCTCCTCCGGCCCCATGCTGGAGGTGAACCAGGAAACAAGAGCCCCCCTAACCCCCATTGCTGGAGGCCAGAGTTTTGGCATGCCGTATGGAGCCACCGAGGTTTCCATTCAGCTCGGGGTGTTCTTTCACGTACCACCCCGACTTAACCCAACCGCTCAGACGTGATACGCTGCGGGCCGTCGGCATTGAAGCGACGGCAACGATTCACATTTGTGCGGATCCGGAACTTGCACCCGGCTGATACGCGGCAGATTTGAGTCCATGCCGAAGGACAGAAGGCCCGGGGTTAACCGCCCGGGCCTTTTCATTTGCGAATAAGGACGCCCGGCTCCGAGGGGAGCACGCCGGCACACGAACGGTGCTGCGTATGGAACGGGCGGGGAAAACCCTATGATTTGCGAGTTAAGGTGAATCGCGCCCAACGGTTGTGTGCGGTATGGCACTGTTGGGCTACAACAACTAACTAGGCAGAGGCAGCGTACTGCTGTACCGGCGACTCGCGCGGATACAGATCAGGACGCAGATCGTGACGAGATACGCCAGTCGCGCGCTCCACTTCCAGTACCCTTTCGGCAGGGACCCGTTTATCGCGCAGGAGCCAGTTCGAGATCGAGCCTTGGGACTTCAATCCCAGGGTCTGGGCCAGGCGCACTTGGCCACCGGCACGGTCTATGCCTTCCCGTAGGGCCTTCTGCCAGTGTGTCTCCGGCTCACCTCGAGCCGAGGGACGGATTCGTTTGCGCTTCATCGCCCCTTTATACCACTATGGGTAATAACAAAGCAATTACTCAAAGTGATATCGATGGCCGGCACACTAGGAAGGTGCCAAGAGCAGCAAAAACCAGTCCGCTATGGGATCGATTTTGGGATGCGTTGACCGACGTCCCGAAACCGGCTTCACCTGATCCTTACGATCAAACAGTGATTGGCAAGGCCATCGGCGTGGGTCAGACTATGGTCTCGGCGATCAAGACGGGTGACAAACTACCAGGGATGGAGACGGCGCTAGCGATGGCACAATACGCCCAGATGAGCGTCGTTTACCTTCTCCAAGGAGACGGCCCTAAACGGCCCTGGAGTGACATGGACACCGAGTTTCGGTCGCTCATCCAGTTCTGGGAAGTGCTCGACGACGCGAATCGCGGCGAGCTCCTCAAGCGCGCCGACGAACTCTTCAGACTACAAGAAACCTCAAGACGCCCGCGTTTTGCACCGCAACCAACACCCGCGCGCAAGGCTCTGAAAAAGCCGCTGAACTGATCGCATCCCTTTTTTTGCCGTTCGATATCACTTTCGGTGTTGACAGCTATCACCGGTAGTGGTAACGTCTGGTCCATGAGGTCGCCCGTCCACAACCCACACAAAGAGCCCGTCAGGACCGGTGGGGCGATTGGCGAGCGGCCTCTTCGTCCCAGCTGCTGGTGCCATGCCGGTTTGTGGCAGGGGCATTGCCTGAGCTGCGGTGCACCGGCACGAGTGGTTTCTGGCGGCCACTTTGCTCGCTGGTGGCACGTGTATCTGACGTTGGTGGTGGCATCGGTGGTGGGTTACCTGTTGGTAGGAGAGTTTTATGACCGCTGAGCAAATGGCTGAAGAGCTGATTCAACGCCACGGGTTGCCCAAGAGCCTGGAGTTGTACAAAGCGTTGCTTGAGTACGCCTTTGCCGCTGGCCAACTGCAGGGTGGCGTGCGCTTCGGTCACGCGCTGCAGACTGTGTTCGAAAAGGTGGGTCAGCCGTCGTGAATCTCACCAACACCCGCATGTTCCTCCACGGTGAGCTCACGCGCGTCCGCCTCGACGTGAAGCTGCGCAAGTTGGCCGGCGAGAAGTCAGCTGCGTTGGTGCAGGAGGAAATGCGGGCGCTGCAGATCGCGCTGGAGCTGCGGGAGTTGTGTTCCGGGAGGCTGCAGTGATCACTTACGAAGTCGATATCCTCGATGTGGAGTCCGGCGAGACGAAGAGGGCTGATTCCTTCGTCGGCTGGACGCAGTGGTCACCCAAAGTTTACCGCGAGGGGATGTGTGATTGTAACCTCGCAGGCTGCCGAAACAGGGAAGTTCGGCATACCAAAGAAGGCACGCACATTCAGGATGCTAACCACGCGGCATGGATATGGCGCCGAGACAATGGTGGCTGCGATCACACAATGCCCCCAAAGCGCATGAAAGCGCTCAAGGCATACCTGCAGGATGGGCGCGTGTATGACTTCGAACGAGGCGAATTCACGTGACTCTCGCGCACAAGCTCATGGACTTCGGATTGTGGTGCTTGGCTGCGCTCTGGCTTTGTCAGTTCTTGGCCGAGCATCTGCGAACGAAGCCGCCGAAACACCGCCGCATGCCGCCACCGTCGAGTCTGTGCGAGCGCACTCCCGATTGGTCAACCGTGACCAACAGTCTAACTCGCAGGCAGGCCGAGTGATTCCCGTAGGTCAACAAATTCTGGACATCATGGCGACGATCCGCCAGCGCTGGCCCGCTCGCATCGAATGCCGCGGCTTCATCCGCCGCAAGGTGCGCGAGCTGCGAGAACTCAGGAGTCAAGTATGAATTCCGTAGTGACGACTGTTCCGAGGGTGACGAGTTCAACTTCCGTGCTGGTTCGCATGGCCGGCAAGTACGGGGTTGATCCCGAGAAGATGATGGGAACGCTCAAGGCCACAGCCTTTAAAGGCGAGGTGAGCAACGAGCAGATGATGGCGTTATTGGTGGTCGCTGACCAGTACGACCTGAATCCGTGGACGAAAGAGATTTACGCATTCCCGGCGCAGGGCGGCGGCATCGTTCCGGTCGTGGGCGTGGATGGTTGGTCGCGGATCATCAATTCGAATCCCCAACTCGACGGGATCGACTTCATCGAGGGGGACCTGAACGCCAAAAGCATTCCGTCGTGGATCGAATGCCGCATCCACCGAAAAGACCGCAGCCATCCCACGTGCATCAAAGAATACTTCGATGAAGTGGTAAGAGATACCGGGCCTTGGAAGAGTCACCCGCGCCGCATGCTCAGGCACAAAGCCCTGATTCAGACAGCTCGCTTGGCCTTCGGATTCGTCGGCATCTACGACCAGGACGAGGCCGAACGGATTATCGACGTCACTTCCCAGGTTCAGCAGCTGCCCCGCATTGATCCGCGCGGCGATCTATCCGATGTCGATATGACCCTGCGGGACAAGTGGGTCGATGACATCAAATCGATTCTGGATCAGGACAAGGAAGAGGAAGACATCGCCGCCGAGATGCGAGAAGTTGCAATCGAACTCAACAAACATCAGGAGCTATACATCGCCGTCGTGGATGAACTCGCCAAACGCGATATCATCACGAAAAGGAACTGGCGGAAAATCACAGCACTGCTGGACACACGCGAGAACCATCAGTGAAAGGTTCCTACTACGCCCGTCAAGGAAACTCACTTGTCCCGATGGATGAGGATGGGCTGCGCATCATACGACGCATGGAGGAAGGCGAGTGCGAGTGCTTCAAACGGATCGCGGTCCGAGACCCTATAGCGCATCGTCGTTATTGGGGTCTGATGACGATGATTGCTGAGCACGTGGATCAGATCGAAATCGATCGTCTGCGCGGTCAGCCGGTCTACATGCCGATCTTCAACAAGGATAACGCGCACACCGCAATGAAGCTATGCACCGGACACTACGACACGCTACCCGTGGGCGGCACGCATTACGCGGTCCGGGTCCCGAAGCCAACCAGTTTCGAGGATATGTCGCCCGACGAGTGGCAGGTTTACTGGCCTCGTGTAATGGACGTCGTGGAGCACAAGGTATTTCCCGAGGTGGAGATCCCTGAAGTGCAGTTGGAAATGATGAAATGCATGGGGATCGCAGCATGATGAAAGTCCCCGCCTTCCGCTCTCCCAAACTGCTCGCCAGTGCCAACGGCAAGCCCTGCGTGAAGTGCGGACGGCAGATTGAGGGCGTTGTGGGCTGTCATTACACAGGTGTGCGTCGCGACGCGTTCGGCGGTGGCTTCGGCATCAAGGTGTCAGACCTGATCCACGCGCGGCTCTGCGGTGAGTGTCACCTCGAGATGGACACGCTCTCACGCAATAAGGATTCTCGCTACGACCACAGCGAGCAGTTCCTGACGCTGTGTTTTCTGACCCTGATCCAGCTGGTGAATGAAGGGCTGCTGGTGGTTCCGCGAGGGACGGCATGAACACACTCGATATCAATGAAGCTGCGGCCTTCGCCAAGTGCCATCCCGAAACACTACGCCGTATGATGAAGGCCGGCGAGGCACCCGGCACCAAGATCGGGCGCGCATGGGTGGTGTCCGCAGAACTCCTCCAACAATGGATCAACAACCGATGCCTCTCTACCGACGCGCCGGTTCCCCCTTCTGGTGGGTCCGGATTGGCCGCAAAACTCGCCGCAGCACGGGCACAGAGGATCGCGCAAAGGCAGAAGAATTCGAGCGCGTCCTCAGCGAAAGACTCTGGCGCCGCGAGAGACTCGAAGACCGTAGTGCCGTTTCGTGGAACGAGGCAACGCAGCGGTGGCTGAAAAACTCACCCAAGCCCCGCAAGCGCGATCGCGAATTGATCGCGTGGCTGGCCCCGAGGATCGGCGAGCATGCACTCTCGGATGTCGCCGAGCCGGATACGCTCGAGGAGCTCCGTCAGGACGGGCTGGCAGAAGGCTGGAAGCACTCAACCGTGGACCGGCTGATGGGGACCGTAAGTTCTGTGCTGCATGCAGCCAGGGATTGGAGGTATTTAGACCATGTGCCACCCATTCCGATGTATCGCCCCGCCGGGACGGAGCCGCGGTGGCTCACACCGGAGGAGTTCCAGGCCCTGCTCCACGAACTGCCGCCGCATCTGGCGCTGGCTGCACGTTTTGCCGTGCTCACACTCCTTCGCATGCGAGCAATGCTCAAACTGACGTGGGACCGGATCGACCTGGAGAAGCGCCGGGCGTGGATACCGAAAGCGCATCAGAAGGCCGCGCGCACGTTCGGGCTGTCGCTATCGGCCGAGTCGGTGAAGGTGCTGCGCGAACTGCGCAAGCTGAATCCGACAGGCGCACACGTGTTCCAGTGGAATGGTCAGCCCATCGACGACTGCAACACCAAAGCCTTTCAGGACGCGCTACAACGGGCGCACATCAAGGGGGCGAACTGGCACACCCTGAGGCATACGGGCGCCTCCTGGGCCGTCCAGAATGGCGTCACGCTACAGGAGTTGATGGTACTGGGGGACTGGAAAGACTACCGGTCGGTGCTTCGCTACGCGCACCTGGCGCCCTCTCATGCAGCGTCAGCCGCAGAAAAGGTCGCACAATGGGCGCACACCGCCAAATCACCAAAGAAGCGCAAAACAGCGTGATTTACTGTGGAGCGGAAGGGAATCGAACCCTCGACCTTCGCATTGCGAACGCCACTCCTTTTAGAGCAATCAAAGACTTAGAGCCGACAGGATCTGCCGAAAGCAGCACAACGCTGCGGTCTCCTGCATCACCAAAGCACAAACGCAGCACACGCGATCCTCGGCCCTCGTTCGCCCTGCCCGATCGGCGCCAGCCCATCAGGCGGCCGCTATTACGCCTGCCGAGGAAAGGGCCGTGACCGTTGAATCGATCCTGAAGCTGCTGTGCCTGCTGATGGTCGGCGGACTGGTCGTGATGATCATTCTGTGGAGGCCCCGCGAATGACCTGGTTGCTCGCATGGCTTGCGGTGATCGTGGTGTTCTTCTGGTGCTGGCGGCGCTTCATGAACTTCGTGGATCCGCAGTCATGACAGTTACAGGTCTGGCCGAGAAGATGGTCTGTATATCAAATACTTAGGAAATAATATGAACGCAGTTACGTTGGAATCGCTGGGGTTCACGAAGGAAGATTTGCAGGAGCGCCTGATCGAGCGCCTGGCTGAGCAGATTCTGGCCGGCAAGTCTTTCGATGAAGACGGCGAGGAGTGCTACGACGATTCGCAATTCAAGAAGCAGCTTGAGGAGCGCCTGCGCAAGCACGTCACCGAGACCATCAATGCCATCGGCGAGAAGCATGTTCTGCCGCGAGTTACCTCGTACATCGAGAATCTGGTTCTGCAGACCACCAACAAGTGGGGCGAGAAGCAAGGTTCCCCGGTGACCTTCATCGAGTACCTCATCCAGCGCGCGGAAGCCTATATCCAGGAAGAGGTCAATTACGAAGGGAAAAGCCAGAGCCAAGACAGCTACAACTGGCGCAAGCAGAGCACTCGCATTACCTTCCTGATCGAGAAGCACCTGCACTATCACATTGAGACGGCGATGAAGCAGGCGCTGCAGACGGCCAATTCGGCCATCGCTGGCGGCATCGAGAAGGCCGTCAAGATCAACTTGGAGCAGCTGATCAACTCGCTCAAGGTCACCGCACAGGTGAAGGGATGACTACATCCAACAGCGGGCCGCTCACCACTGA